GAACAAATATCTGATAAAAATTTTACTAATCTAAGAATAGGTAGATTTGAACCATACTTTCCATCAGAAGATATTGAGGAAAGATTTAGAGAGATAGCTAGAAATTTAGGAACAGGCAATCCTTACATAGCTGCACGTCCAATATTAAGAAGAATGGCAGTTGACATGAAACAAGTGTCTTTAGACTCACCATTATTATTTACTTCAGAAATACCAAGCTTTGAAGAAGGAGGACTTGTAGAAACAGGTGAACCATTAAATATAGAAAATTATTTAATACCAGAGATACCAACACCACCTATCCCCGCAAACATTGCAGGTGCTAATCCTAATCCGCAGGTAATACAAACTGCGCAACAACCCACTGTAACACAACAAGGACTTACGGAAACAGAAAAAATATACTTATCTCCGGAAGAACAACAAATAGTATTAAGACAAAGAGGAATGATAACATAATGCCAGCTGGTGACAAACTAAAACCAAAAAGTACAAGAGAGCATTTGCTTTCTATATATGGATATATTACAGGTTTAAAGAAAGACGTTAAACACATGCATGAAGGTATTCACGATTTGGGCGGTAAGATAGACAAGATCTATTGGGTGTTATTGGGTACTGTTGGGGCGGTATCACTTCTGCTGTTAGAAAAAGTTTTAGATCTAGGTTGGTTTGGGTAGGTACAATTCTTTTATTAATTTATACCAAAGAATTTTATATTTTACATCTTTAGTTTTATTCCACATGATAGCGGCTTCATCTATTTGACGTAGTTTTAAATCCAAGCTTTTAATTCTTCCCCCATGACATCATTAGCTATGTTCATTTTATTACGTAGTGCTTTTTGAATCTTAACATCAATTGTATCCTCAGCAACCAAATCAATATAAGTCATAGGTTTGTTTTGACCTATACGATCAATACGTGCTTCTGATTGTAAACGTTTTTCCAAATCATAACCATTAGAATAATAGATCATTGTACTCGCTGCGGTCAGAGTTATACCAAATCCACCAGTGCCAGTTGTACCTACAAAAAATCTACATTCAGGGTCTTCTTGAAACTTTTTAATATTTTTTTGTCTATCTTCTGTGGCCGTTGCACCATAATAATCAACAACAGAATTTTCTCCAAAATATTTTTTTATTTCTTCTATAATTCTTTTACAATCTTCAACGTAGTAAGACCAGATAACAGCTTTACCTGATATCTCCCAAAGTATATCCATAAGTTCTGTTAATCTATTACACGGAAGCTGTTGAGGTTTACCATCGTCCGTTGCGTGATAACCACAAGATATTTGATGAAGTCTTAACAATTGCACCATAACTGTAGACGTAGAACAAACTTTACCTTCTAACTCTGAAATGGCATACTTTCTCATTTCATCGTAAAGTTTTCTTTGTATACCTGTCAAATCTATTTTACGAGTTAAGAATGTTTTCTTAGGTAAATCTAAACAATCGTCTTTTAAAACACGCTCACTAAATTTTTTTATTTTTTCTTCAAGCTCAGGTATATTTCTTTTGTTTGGACCAACAGGCACACTAACAGATCGTGATCCTAAATTCATAGTTTTCATAATACAATAGTGAGCTCTGTATGCCCAGAAAGAATCAAAGCCTAACAGATAGTTATCTAAAAAAGCTGCTTGACTATATAAATCTAAAGGTGAGTTTGTAATAGGAGAACCAGTTAATATTCTTCTATACTTAGCAAGAGGTTTTAACTTCATGATATTTTTAGTTCTATTTGCTGTAGGAGTTTTAATAGTTGTAGACTCGTCTATTGCCATCATTGCTTTGTGACAAGATAAAAAACGTCTAGCAAACTCTGTGGCTTTTGGATAAGAGAAAGCCTCCACGTTCATAATTAGAATATGAAAGTCTGTGCCTGTATCAAACATAGTGTTTAATTCTTTTATTTTTTCTATTGAAGAATTAGATGTTTCCCAAAGGACAACTTTCTTTTCAATGTGTTTTACCATGTGATCAGGTATTTCACCCTCATACCAATTTTTATAAACACCTTTTGGAGCTATTAATAATAGGCCATTTATCTCGCCTTTATCGTACAGCATAGAGGCATTATCTATTAAGACCTTAGATTTACCGGTACCCATCTCCATAAAATACGCAAAATAGGTTTTATCCCAAGAACGCTCTAACGCCTTTAATTGATGTGCATATGGCTTAGTTTTAAACTTGTAATTCATGTTTACTTTTACTTTCTAATTGTTATATATTAGCTGAAAGATAAAAAGTCAATGAGCAAAGTTTATTTAATTCAAGATATACCAGGCACAAGTAAAGGTGAGCCTAAATATAATATTGTGGGTGCACAAAAATATGGTGAAATTGTGTCGTTGCTTCCAGAGTTTTCACAGATGATACACTCACCTGGACCTTTGGTTATGAAACTTAGAACGCTTCTAAAGAACTACACAGAGGATGATTATCTTTTATTATCTGGAGACCCTGCAATCATAGGTGTAGTGTGTTCATTAGTTTCCGATACAACCAATGGTAGATACAAACTTTTAAAATGGGATCGTCAAGAAAAAACTTATTACCCAATAGAAGTAAATATTTTTCAAAAATAGTTGACAGTCTAAAATAAATCTCTATATTTCAAATTGCGATAAAAGAATTATTATTAATGATTAAACTAACAAACACATATGGAGAAAGATATGACTATAGACCTACGAAAAGATGCACCGAATCAGGTGTCAAACGTCAATCCAGACGAACTATCAAAAGAAATTAATACGCTTCAAGAAATAAAACAAGAAGTTATTAATCAAGAAACAAAACTGAAAGAGTTAAAAGAAAGAGAAAAATATTATTCTAATATAATTATACCTGATTTAATGAATCAGCTTAATTTAAAAACTCTAAAATTAAAAGACGGATCAGAAATATCTGTCAAAGATGTATTTGGTGTCTCGATAATTGCTGCTAAAAAGCAAGAGGCACACGACTGGCTTCGGAGACAAGGACTAGGCGCAATTGTGAAAAACGAAATCACAGTTAAGTTTGGTCTTAACGAAGATAACAAGGCAGAGCAATATGCTCTACTTGCAAGAGGACAAGGTTATGAACCCGATCGGAAAATTGCAGTTCATGCCGGAACCCTTAGAACAACTTTGCGGGACTTTCATCAAAAAGGTGGCAGTATACCTGCAGAGTTGTTCACATTGTTTGAAGGAAATCAAACAGAAATAAAAACCAAAAATTAAACTACTAAACCAACAAACATTAAGGAGTAAATTATGGATAAACAAGTAGTAAAAAAGAATAGTGCAGGATCACTTGCAACTATCAATCTCAGAGGCGATGCTGGTAAAGGCGCTGAAGAAATAAGATCGGATGATGTATCAACACCGATTTTAAAAATTCTTCATCAACTTTCACCGGAGTGCAATGAGAGAGACCCAAAATATGTTGAAGGTGCAAAACCTGGCATGATATATGCAGCAGGCTTCACGCAACTTATTAACGGTAACGAGGGACTCAATGTGATTATAGCACATTCTCAAACTAGATATCCGGAGTGGCAGGAGAGAGGCGATAGTGCTTCAGCTCCAGTCGGAACTCATCTAGAGATTCCAGCGGATGCAGTGGAAGAGAAGAATGGTAGATACAGACTACCAAACGGAAACTATGTAGAGAAAACTGCATACTTCTACGTATTAGCATTGGTCGATGGAGAGCCAAGGCCAGCAGTAATTGCTATGCGATCTTCAAATCTTACACCAGCGAGAGAGCTAAATAATCTTATTAAGAATCTTAGATTCTCTGATAAAGATGGTTCTTTCAATCCAGCTGCGTACTCTGCAGTTTATAATTTAAAAACTGTGGGTAAAACAGCAGGCAGTAAAAGCTGGCATGTCTACAAGCCATCAAGAGTTAGAAATCTTGACGTGGCTGTAAAAGCAGACGCAGATCTATACGAAGTTGCACAACAACTTCAAAAGACTGTATCTAAAGGTGCAGCGAAACCAAAATACGAAGCGCCTAAAAATACTGGAGACATTGTATAACAGAGTTGCCGCAGGCAACACTTGCGAGAAGGGGCGGGAAAGCGAGAGTGGAACCGCCCTTTAATACGTTATGAAAGATTTTGAAAAGTATTTTACTGGATTAAAAAGAGACTTTGGTTTTTGCAATGTCAAGAACGGATATTATGACCCTAAAACAAACAAACTTAAATTTGACCCAGGTGATTACGGCTGGGCTAAAAGACCTATAACAGAAAAAGATTATCAAGATCATTTAACCGGACAAAAATCTATTGGCCTACAAGCATGTGATGATGAAAGCCTGGCTAGCTTTGGTGCAATTGATGTTGATCCTGACGATTATGAAAAATTTGATTTACAAAAATATTTAAAAGTTATTGATACTAAAAATTTACCAGTCATTCCAATCGAATCAAAAAGTGGTGGACTTCACATTTATGTATTTACAAAAGAAAAAGTACCTGCATCTTTAATTAGAGAGTTTTTATCTAATCTATTATTTTTATTTGGACTGCCAGCAAAGACAGAAATATTTCCTAAACAAACTGCTCTTGGTAAAAATCAAAATGGAGATAGAACCACTGGTAGTTTTATAAATCTTCCGTATTTTAATGGTGACGAACGTCAAGCATACAGACCTGACGGAAGTAAAATGGATCTAGATTATTTTTTAAAAGTGGTTGAAGCTAATCTACAAACAAAAGAAAGTTTACAAGAAGTTAGTAATAAAAAAATAAAAGAAGTATTAACTGGTGGACCTGAAGAGTTTGCTGATGGTCCTCCTTGTTTACAGATGATTTGCAAAGAGATACAGGAATCAGGCAACAAACTAAAAGATGAAAGAGATAGATTTTTATACAATTACATGGTTTTTGCTAAAAAGAAATTTAGTGAGAACTGGGAAAAGAAAGTTTTAGGAGCAGCCAGAAATTATATTTTGTATGATGAGATATGGGGTGATGGCAAAGTAGAAGAAAAAATTAAATATTGGAAGAAAGATACAGCAGGTTTTAAATGTAATGATTTACCTATTTCATCTTATTGCGCGAGGGGAACGTGTCTTAAAAGAAAGTTTGGTATTGGTGGTCACTTTGATTCGCAGTGGCCATCAGTATCAGGTTTAATTAGAATTATGTACAAACCTAATCATGAATATTTTTTTAATGTAGAAGTTGCAGCAGATAAAATTGTACAAGTACACGCAACTAGTATAAAACAGTTTAACGAAATGAAACAAATGCGTAGTCTAATCGCTGACCACACAACAACATATCCACCAAGCATCAAAGAAAAAGAATATCAAAATATATTAAATGGACTATGGGCAACCATGGAAACAATTCAACCACCCGCAGGCACAAACCCTGTAGACATGTTGAAGAAAGAATTATTTATGTATGTCAACGGGCCTAAAGCTAGTTCGTATGCAGCTTTTAAAAGTGGTGCAGTCTTACATGAAGATAACAATTTTTATTTTGTATACGATAAATTTTATGATGAATTAAAACGTGGCGATTGGAATCAAGAAAGAGCAAGAACAGCTACAATGATTAAACAATATTTTAAAGGTGAGTTTGATTGTCAAAAAAGATTTCCAAAAGGTGACAACGAAGAATCATTTCCACCATTACGAGTTTTAAAACTTCCTAAGGAAGGTTTAGAAAAAGAGGACATACCAGAAGAAATAATAGAAATAGAAGATAAGGAGAACATAGTATGAAGAAGCCACCTAAAGTTTATATATCAATGCCAACATATGATTTAATGCAAGTATCAACTTGTCTGTCATTGGTTAAACTATTTAACAAGTTTACGATTGCAAAGATACCCGCAGAGATAGGAACATTTAAGTGTCCTTACGTTGGTTATGGAAGAAACGTATTGACAGCAATGTTTTTAGAATCAGGTTTTGATTATCAACTGTTTGTAGATTCAGACTTAGAATTTGAACCTGATGTTGTTGGTCGTATGATAATAGCACAAAAAGATGCTATTTGTGTGCCCTACAGAAAAAAAACACAAGACAATGTGGTTAAGTTTTCTGTAGAGTTTGATAATCCAACAGACATTCGTATAGATGAAAAAGGTATTGTGGAATTAAAAGCTGGCCCTGCAGGTTTAACATTAATACACAGAAAGGTTTATGAAAAATTAATGAAAGATAATCCACACCTTAAAATAAAACAAAAAGAAATAATATCTGAAAAAGCTAATTCTTATTTTTATAATTTTTGGGATACTACATTTAGTAAAGATGGAACATGGTGGGGAGAAGATGTAAACTTCTGTAATTTAATTAAAAAATCTGGTTTTAAATTTTATGGAATAGTTGATGGTAAAACCACGCATCATGGAAACTATGGATGGACTGGGTCTCTTGCAGATGGATTTAAAAAAGTAAATGGAAAAGATCAATAAAATATACGGACCACCTGGAACAGGTAAAACGTTTAGATTAATTAAACGTGTAAAAGCTTATCAACGTAAAGGTGTACCACTGCATAAGATAGGTTACTTTGCATTTACAAGAAAAGCTGCAGAGGAAGCACGTAAAAGAATAAACGTATCTGAAAAAGAAGTTCCATACTTTCAAACCATACACGCATTTTGTTATCATTTACTTGGATTAAAAGAAGAAGATATTATGCAACCTTATCATTACGAAGATTTAGGTAAAAGATTAAATATAAGAGTTTCATTTACAGATAAATACAACGAAGAAGAAACACATTTCTTAACTTGCAACAATCCATATTTTCAAATGATTCAAAGAGCTATAAACAAAGACATAAGTATCAGAAAAGAGTTTGATTTAAATGAACATGATAAAAAAGAAATAGACTTTGATACTTTAAATCATATTTACAGAAACGCATTACTATACAAAGCTAAAAATAATATTGTAGATTTTAATGACATCATAACAGAAGTAATAAAATCAAATAAAATACCTAAATTCAAAGCCATATTTATTGATGAAGCACAAGATCTATCTCCTTTACAATGGAAACTTTACGACAAATTAAAAGAACACTGTGATCAAATCTATTTAGCTGGAGATGACGACCAAGCTATCTATGCCTGGGCTGGAGCTGATGTTAATAGATTTATAAAAGAACCTGGTAAGGAGAGAGTGTTAAGAAAATCAAGACGTATTTCTAAATCTGTTCAAGAACAATCTGCTATACCAGTGAGCCGTATATCAGGCATCAGGAAACACAAAAATTATTTAGCACGAGATTATGAAGGCGAGTCACATCATATATCTGATCTTAATCAGATTGATCTAACGCAGGGTAGATGGTTAATTCTTACGCGAACTAAAAGTAATTTATTAGATATTATGAAAGATTTAAAAAGTAAAAATTTTTATTATCAAAGTAATAAAGGTAAAAGTTTTAAGGTAGGTATGTATGAGGCAGCTCAGGCTTATACTAAATGGAGTAAAAAAGAATCTTTGGATGATAGAGAGATAAGTGCAATTAAAGAATACATACCTGATGGTAAATGGGACAATAAAATTCCATGGTATGATAAGTTTGTAGCTGATCAAAAAGAAATTTTGTATTTAAGAAATTTAATTGCATCGAAAGAAAATTTAAAAGATAAGGCGAGAATATGGTTGTCGACTATTCATGCAATAAAAGGTGGTGAAGAAGATAATGTAATACTATCTCTACATCAAGGTCGTACTGTACAGCAAGGGATTAAATCAAGTGTTGACAAACAAGATGAAGAGCATAGAGTGTGGTATGTTGGAGTTACTAGAGCAAGAAATAATCTGTACAAACTGAGAGCAAAAAAGAAATTAAGGGAGTATCAACTATGACAAGTAATGTAGAGGATTTTATATTTATTAAACAAATAATTCCTAAAGATTTTTGTAAAGAAGTTGTTGATAAAATTAAAAATTTACATTGGCAAAAAATGCAATGGTATAAATTAAATGAAAACACTTATAAAAAACCAACTGAAACAGATTTAGAAACGATATTTGCTACTACAGAACAACATAAGTTACTTGAACCTTTTATAAAAAAAACAGTGCAAGAATATCAAGATTTACAAAATATTAATCCTTTAAGACAAAAGTTCTTACACCATTTATCAACTTTAAGATTTAATAGGTATAAACCTAATACTAATTTAAAACCTCACTACGATTTAATTAAGGATATATGGCCAAGAGGAGATTATGGAGTTCCCATAGTATCTATTGTTGGAAATTTAAATAGTGATTACGAAGGAGGAGATTTTTATATAAGAAACAATAAATATGAACTAAAAGAAGGAGATATAATGTTGTTCCCTTCTACATTTATTTTTAACCACGAAGTAAAAACAGTAACGAAAGGAGAAAGATACTCTTTTGTATCTTGGGCATACTAATGACAAACAAAGAAATGTTTAAAGGTGTCACCTACGATTCACTTGATAAACAAGTGGATGGAAATCATTATTCAAAAATGAAAATTCAACCTGCGTATTTTATAAATGAAAACAACTTACCGTTTGCGGAGGGCAACGCTATAAAATATATTTGCAGGCACAAGTCGAAAGGCAAGGCAAAAGATATACAAAAAGCAATACATTATTTAGAAATGATATTAGAAAGGGATTACTCATGACACCTGGTTTTGGAATAGGAATGTTTTTTCTTGGTATGGGTTGTATAATAATAGGTACCGTGATGGCATTTTTTATAATTAGACAAGTAATGAAAGAATTACATCAAAAGAAAAAACCTACAAGGTTCGACGATTTAGAATGATTTTACCTCAAACAGAATGGGTTCAACCTACAGAGTATCCTGATCTTAGATCTTACGACGAGATAGCTATTGACTTAGAAACTAGAGATCCAGATTTAAAATCAAAAGGGTCTGGTGCAGTTATTGGTAATGGTGAGATAGTGGGTATATCTGTGGCCACGTACAATGACAAATGGTATTTTCCTATTGCTCATCAAGAAGGACCTAACATGGATAGGGCAAAAACTATTGAATGGTTCAAAGATATTTTAGAATGTCCGGCTACAAAAATATTTCATAATGCTATGTATGACGTGTGTTGGATACGTAGTTTAGGTTTGAAGATAAATGGTCTAGTTGTAGATACAATGATTGCATCTTCTTTATTAGATGAAAATAGATTCTCATACACATTAAATACTTTGTCATGGCATTTTTTAAACGAAGGAAAAAACGAAAGAGCTTTATTAGAAGCTGCTAAGTCAAGAGGGTTAGATGCAAAGGCTGATATGTGGCGATTACCTGCACACGAAGTTGGAGCATACGCTGAAAAAGATGCAGAGTTAACTTTTAAACTTTGGCAGCATGTAAAAAAATTAATGATAGAAAATGATTTAGAAAATATATTTAACCTTGAGACTGATCTTTTTCCTTGTCTAGTTGATATGCGTTACCTAGGGGTGCGGGTAGACGTGACAGCAGCCAATCAATTGAAAACAGAATTAACCACCAAAGAAGAATTATTATTACACCAAGTAAAAAAAGAAACAGGAGTAGATACTCAGATATGGGCTGCAAGATCGATTGCCAAAGTTTTTGAAAAACTAAACCTGTCTTACGAACGTACTGCGAAATCTGATGAACCTTCATTTACTAAAAATTTTCTCTCCAATCATGAGCATCCTACCATACAGAAGATAGCTGAGGCAAGAAGGATTAATAAAGTAAACACAACTTTTATAGATACAATACTTAAACACGAACACAAAGGTAGAATACACGCTGAGATAAATCAAATTAGATCTGACGATGGTGGCACAATCACTGGACGTTTTTCATATTCTAATCCAAACTTACAACAAATACCTGCGCGTGATAAAGTTTTAGGTCCAATGATAAGAAGTTTATTTATACCTGAAGAAGGTTGTCAGTGGGGTTGCTTTGACTACTCGCAACAGGAACCAAGACTTGTTGCACACTATGCTTTACGTTATGGACTGCCATCAGTAAATACAATTGCAGATTCGTATGACACTGACCCTTCGACCGACTTTCACAAAATCGTTGCAGATATGGCAGAAATACCCCGGTCACAAGCAAAAGTGATCAATTTGGGTCTTTTTTATGGTATGGGAAAAGCCAAACTACAAGCAGAGTTAGGTGTATCTAAATTCAAAGCTCAGGAATTATTTGACAAGTATCACAGCAAAGTTCCTTTTGTAAAACAATTAATGAATGAAGTTATGAAAGCAGGTTCTAAAAAAGGTCAGATTAAAACTTTGTTAGGTAGACGATGTAGATTTCCTAAGTATGAACCTATCCTTCGTGGGTCGGACTGGGGTAAATACATACCAGCCGAAGATGAAGAACGCATGCAGGATCTACAAAAGATGGGACCATATTTAAAAGATGATGAAGGTGAAATATTAAAAGATAGTGATGGTAATTTTAAAAAAAATTATTGGCATAACAATCCTACGCGTAGAGCTTTTACATACAAAGCATTAAATAAATTAATACAAGGATCAGCTGCAGACATGACAAAGAAAGCTATGTTAGAATTGTACAAAGAGGGAATTACACCACATATTCAAGTGCACGATGAATTAGACATATCAGTTAAAGATGAAGAAGAGGCTGCTAAAATAAGAGATGTGATGGAAAACGCAGTTGACTTGAAGATACCAAACAAGGTAGACTACGAATCAGGTCCTAATTGGGGATCTATAAAATGATTTATGGCTTATCTAAATGCAAACATACCAGTAACCTATGCTCAAATAAGAAGGGAGTATCTATATGATTTACAAAAACATCATGGAGAAGTTGAAGACTGTATTATCTTTGGTCTTAGCGCTATTACAGGTCGTTCGATCTTGTTTCATGCCATCATGGAGAACGGTGCAATATTTTATCGCCTCCCGATTAGCGCATTTATTCAACGTGGTTTTAAACCAGAAGAAGTTCCAAAGAGACGACTTGATGAACTTCAGCTCTGGAATTGTTTTAGTTATTATCCTTCTGTTCATTCTTTTGATATTCTAGACGGACAAGCAGGAAAATACATAGGTAAAGATAAAAAATGGCACCCAGGTAAATACTTATTTACAGTTGACTTTGCACATCCAGAGAGTAACATATTAGATACTGATCATTCTGAGATCCCGCACGAACATAAGTGCGCACACATAATTGCATTAGACGATGGTAATTATGCAGCACAGCCAAACAATAGATGTATATGGGATATACCTTCTTTTACTGTAAAAGATAATATCCCTGATTGGAAAGTGCAGACTAACGAATGGAACGTAGAAGACACAAGTCAGTGGAGAACAGAAGATACTGATAAATTCTTTTACGAAATTGAGGAGAAAAAACATGATTGAAAAATGTAAAAGATTTTGTTGCAAAATTTGGGACAAAATTAAAAGTTGGATATGGGGATAATTATGGGAGATAGCCAGGATGGATTACAGATTCACAGCTATTCTAATAGTTTTATTATGCCTTCTGGCTATTTTCTTAGAACCGGGGTATATTCCAACTAGATGAGTAAGAAACCATTAAATATATCTGAGGAAGCTGCAGTGCAGATGCCTATGAAGACGGTTGCTAGTTTGATCGTCATCGTTGCTCTCGGCACCATGGGCTATTTCCAAATTGTTGAAAGATTAAACATAGCTGACACTCGAATACAATTAATGGAAAAAGATTTAGAAGAGAACACAGAGTTTAGAATCAAATGGCCGCGTGGACAACTAGGTTCATATTCATTGCCCGCCGATTCGGAACAATTTATGATGATCGAGGATCTTTATAAGTCGACTGACAAGTTAAACAAACACATTGAAGACATGGCTTTGAACAAAGTCAACATAGAATTTTTAAGAAAACAAATGGACAAAGTATTGGTAGACATCGAAAAATTAAAAGATGCAAACAGAGAAATGAAATATACAAATGGCAACGGGAAGAATTACTAAAAAAGTTTTAGATTATATAGCTGACATGAATAAACAAGCTAAACAGATGAGGTATGTAAAAGATTTAAAAAAAGAAGTTGAAACTGGTAAGCATGGTACACAGAAATATGTTATTAAAGAAGGTGAAAACAAAGGTAAGGTAGTATGATTGAAGCTGTAGTAGGATTACTAATGTTTATTAACGGAGAAATTAAAGAGGCACGACTGCAAGACTCAATGGCTATGTGCCTTCGCGGGAAGCGTGAAGCGGAGAGGACCTTCTCCGAATCTGTTACGTACAAATGCTGGAAGGGTCAGGCAGAATTAGAGGATAACATAGATGGCTCAAAATCAATCAAAAAACTCATTATTGAATAAATTAAAAAAAATTAATAGGTTTGCACAAATGCTTAGAGATGATAGATTTAGGCAACATAGAATAAACAGTAAAAAAATATATAACAGGATAAAATATAAAAATGAAACTATCACGTAACTTTAGCCTCTCAGAACTAATTAAATCAGACACAGCCATCAGGCTTGGCATTGATAACAATCCTAATGCAGATCAAATAGAAAAATTAAAACTACTTTGTGAAAATATTCTACAGCCAGTGCGTGATCACTTTGGTAGAGTGACGGTAACCAGCTGCTTTCGTAGCCCAGAGTTATGTGTAAAAATTGGCAGCAGTTTAAATTCGCAACATACCCGTGCGGAGGCGGCGGACTTCGAATGCCTGGGCACAAGCAACGCTGAAGTCTTTGATTGGATCAAAGCAAACCTACCGTATGATCAAATGATATTAGAATTTTTTACTCCAGGTGAGCCCAACAGCGGATGGATCCACTGTAGCTATGTATCTGATAAACCAAGAAAACAACTACTAAGAGCATACAAAGAAGAAGGTAAAACTAAATACAAACCTGTTATTGGTAACGCTGTAGACTTAACGTGAAGACAATAATTATTGATAATTTTTTATCAAAAGTAGAATGTGACAATCTCATAAATTATTACAAAGCAAACGAAAAATTTTCAAAACAGTGGAGAGATGTCTATCCTTTAGCTTGTAATGTAGAGGATATTAAATATAAACTTAATGTGATTTCTAAAGAATATGGAGCAGAAGTAGATTGGTTTGAAATAGTAAAATGGCCAATAGGTTCAAAACAAGACTTACATTTTGATATGGCAAAAAAAGACACAGTTTTATCATCTATTATTTATTTAAATGATAATTTTGAAGGCGGTCAAACTTATTTTGAAGAAGGCACTATATTTAAACCAAAAATGGGTAGAGTATTGTTTTTTGACGGACAATATTATAAACATGGTGTTAATATGGTTAAACAAAACATAAGATATGTTGTGGCTAGTTGGTATAAATAACGCTGTAGATTTGTAATGAGTAAGAAAATTATAATACAAAAAGCATTTGCTAATATAGATACCGTTCACGGTTTTTGTGAACAGTGTGAAGAAGAAACAATTTTAATTGCAATTGTACAAGATTAT